TGGTGGAGCAAATAAAACTTATGGTAGAAATACTTCAGGTTTAAGAAATAGGGGAAGATAATGTCAAGCATATTTCAATATACAAATAATTTAAGATTAAGTAGATCTGCTAGGATCAGAAGATCAATATCTAATTCGGGTTTTGCTAGACAAGAAAGAGGTAGTCCAACATTTTATTCTATTGAAGCAACTTTACCCCTATTAACTAAAGCACAATATGATGCTGTTGAAACTGAATTATTAGGTTTACAAGATGGTATAGATTTTAAAACTACTAGTTTACCATCAAATATTAATGTAACTTTTGCTAATGGATCTATTACTGATCAATCAGGTTTATCAAAAACAATAGTTAATGCTAATACAAGTGGTGTTGATGTACAAATAGCTAATGTAGATAATTCAAGTAATGTTAAAGCTGGTGATTTTATACAATTTAGTTCAAGCACTAAAGTATATCAAATTAAAGCAGATGCAACTGCAAGTGCTAATATATTAACTTTTAAATTAATGACTGGTGCTATTAATTCAATTACAAGTTCTGATACTATTACTTATGGAAATGGTGTTCAATTTAAAATGTTATTAAATGGAAGACCAAATGTAAGTGTTGTACCTGGACCGGGATATAATTATTATCAATATGAAACTTTTAACTTTCAAGAGGTATTATAATGAGAACTATTGATGGAGTAACAACAAATGAATCACAAAGTACTAAAACATATCCTGTTCAATTAATTAAATTTGAAGTAACAAATAATAATGCTGATAGTTTATTTTTAAATACAGGTTATCAAAGTATTACTTATGATGGTGATACTTATATACCTGGTTCAAATATAATTAGCTTATCCCCTGTTGAAGAAACTAAAGACGTAAAAACTAATGCTATAACTATAAAATTAAATGGTATACCAAATACAATTATTGCTGCATTAGAAAATGTTAATGCTATTGGTGGTAAGGTTACAATATATCAACTATTTTGGAATGATGATACTGGTGCAATACAAGGACAAGTATATCAAAAATGGCAAGGTATAATTAATTCACATGCTGTTGATGAAGAAAATACTAACAGTGGAGATGTAAATATAACTGTTGAGTGTAAAAATATAGTTGGTGCTATATTAAATACTAGATCAGGTAGGTTTACATCTGATACTTCATTTAAAAAATTTACAGCTAATGATGCATCTATGGAATTTGTTGCCTCAATGGTTGACTTTAATCCTAGATTTGGTGCTGAAGAATAAAGAGAATAAAATATATATGATAAGAATTGGAGAAGATAAAGATGTTCCACAAGGTGTAAAATTACTTGAAGAACATAGAAAAGAATTTGATTTTGGTCAATTTGAAGAGGACAATACAGAATATTATACAGGTTTATTTAAGGCAATAGCTAAAGATAAAACTTCTATAATATCACAAGATAATAATGAATATAATGGAATGATAATGGGTCTTAAAATTCCTAATTTATTAAATCCACATTTAATACAATTACATGTTTTAATAACATGGGTACATCCTAATAAAAGGGGATCTTCTGTATTTTATAGAATGCATAAAGCATTTGAAAAAATGATAAAACAAAATCATAAAGAGGTAAAAGAAATAATTTATTCTATACCTAATACTAATATTAATTTTAATAAATTGAACTATAAAGAATTTCAATCAATGTATAAAAAGGAAATTTAATTATGGCAGCAGCCGCACCCGTTATATCGGTATTAACAGCAACTTCTGTTAAGGGTATGATAGCTCGATTTGTACTATCAGTTGCAGTTTCATACATTGCTAATAAATTATTTGCTCCAGATGTACCTCAGGGTCCAGGTCAA